GAATGTAGGATTTACAGTCTTGCAATATATGCTTGTTCTAAAAGCGTCAAGCTTGAGTGCGCTTGCTATAAGATTTTCATGGCTTGCCATGATATTTGTAAGATTACGAAGTGTCTGCGGTGTATGTCCATCAGCTCCGATATGGATATGTACGCCACATCCGTGCTTCGGATTGCTGATCGCTCCGGCGCGTCTTAAGCGTCTCGCGATTTCCTGCAGGTCTTCGATATCATCGTATGTAAGGATCGGTGTAGCAAGCTCTGCCTTGCGAGCATCCGTGGATGCTTGGATACTGCTGTCCCTTGTGATCATCCACTTTCTGTTCTTGCTGTCCACACAGCTCCATGCATCGTATACGCCGCCCTCATGATACACTGTATCCTTTACTCCGAGGTACTCTGCAATCACCTTGATTGCATTCTGCCTTGTAATTTCTGCCATCTCGATCTCAACCCCGATTGTCTGCTTCTTCATCATTTCCATGTTCATATCATTGTCCTCCGATTTTTTTATTTTCCGTACCCCTTCGGTACAATGACATAATACCTCTTATGTGTGTATTTGTCAACATTTATTTTAATTTATTTTAATTTTATTTACAAAAAAACAAGGGCATAGCATTACGCTATACCCCTGCCTTCTCAAGAGGATTGCGATATGAATGAATTTGCCTGTACCCTAAATGTGTTTGAAAAGCTGTTCCTGCGCTTTGTAGACTATGCTCTTTGTCTGCCGGACAGATAAACCAAATTCTTCTGCCAACGGCTCAAAGCATATACCGTCCAAAAGCCTGCGCTTTAAGATAGCCCTGTCACGCTCCGAAAATATCCACTCATCAATCAGATATTCCCACTGTGATCTTGATAATTCGATCATCTGCGCCGCCTTGTACCTCTGCTATTTCTGCGTGTCCGTGTCCGGGTTCGTGTTGTCTTTGTCCGTCTGTATGTCTGCCCCATTCGTTATATCTCCTTGAATGCCTGCGTTGATATTATTATATCCTTCGCCATCCTGTGAACAAGTGACGGTTTCAGTATCTGTTGTATCTTCGTAATCATATCTTGTCCATGCCCACAGCCATAGTGCGTTGGAAAGAAACAGGGCAATAATAAGTACCACGATCACCTTAAACAGCCTTGAGGTCGTGCGCTCCATTCGCGCAAGCGCTCCCTCATGTGCTATATATGGTATTGTAGCCTTGTCACCGTCCATGTTTCTCTCCTTTTCCGCACATTGTATCACACCCTGCTATGCGTGTCAATCTGTCGCTTTTTTAATCCTTATCTGTATAGCCTCAAGCCTCATTCCGCTGTTCGGCTTACCTACCCACTTTCCATACTCAACCCACGGTGTCCACCCCGTCTTTTGGCAATAACCGCGGATTTCGAGCTGTTTCCCTGTCGCCCATATCCTCATGGCTCGCGCATCCCGTCCAAGCCCTTCTGTGCCGCATACAGCGCCTTTTGAGCATATAGCAAGGTCACCGTTAGTTTCCACGTTGAGCTGATAGCTTATGTCTATATTCTGTCCGTAACCGCCCTCGCACTGCACAGCCTGTATAGCCTTGCTCTGTCCTTGTGTCCCCGCGGTTTCTCCGTCGCCTACCCAAGCTTGCCACGCATCATCTACACACACACGGTATGTCACGCTGTAATCCGTGCGCGGCTTTGGTACAGGCTGTGATTTTGGCAATTCGCCTCTTAACTCATTGAGGTCAAAAGTAGGCTCATAGTAGGTATAAGGCTTACCGTTTTCATCAATGCCTGTTTTCGCTTCCGTGATACCCTCTATATGTCCCTTCTCAGTATACTGCCACAAGAAGCATTCCTCATCACACTTATTCGTCCACATGGCGAGCCAACGCCTGTAAGCTGTAAGCTTCGTCTCATCCACGAGCCTACTCGCATAGTCAAGGTTGAGATAATACCCCGCCTTATACCCGCACTCAGTCATGTGAACGCAAAAAGTGTGGTTCAGGCTTGTGACAAGCGACTTCGTAGGCTCTATCCCTCGCGCTCGCGCTTTGTCCTCGCTGTCATACTCCCAATCATAGTATACGCCAAGATCAAGAAGCTCTTTATACTCGCTCAGTATTTTGTTCGCTGTTACCGCTTCCTCGCGTGCCTCATTCTCGTTCACTGCATACCCGAACCAATACGCGCCTATATGCTCAAAGCCTGCGCTTATAGCACCCTTCATGTGCGTGTAAAACTCGTTGTCAAGCGTACAGGAGAAGCCTGCCCTTATGATAATTCCCTCTATACCGCTTGCCTTGATTTTAGCATAATCGAGATTTTTCTGCCAAGTTGACACGTCAATTACCTTCACCTTCGTCACCCTCCTTCTGTTTCAGAATGTCTATTGCCTTGAGTATGGGCTTCGGGATAGCAACCCCCATAAGCCCCGCATTTTCTGTTATGCTTATGGTCTCATTTGCAATATATGCAATAACCACGGCATCACGGATAAAGTCTATCCCCGTCACTATCTCAAGCCTGCAAGCCACAAGCACCACAAGCAGTGTAACGCCCTTTTTTAACAGGCCCTTCCAACCCGCCTTACTGTCAAGTCCACCGCCTTTTGATTTCTTCGACTTCTTAAAAAACGCCGCCACAGCAAGCCCCATGATGTAATCAATACACATGAACAGGCACAAGGTAGTCAAGGCGCTATCCCAACCGCCAAATGCTCCTGCCACCGTTGCCCCAAAAGTGCCGATTACTGTAAAAACTGCTATTTCTTTCAACGCCACATATAGCATTTTTACACCTCCCCTATGATGATTTTACATATTCCACCGTGATTATGATTGTGGGAACTACCGTTCCTCCTGTTGATACAAACATACCACCTGTTTGAATATTAGGTACAATGGTGATTGCCGAGCTGTTCATTACATCCACATACCCCTCGTTTTGCCTTGTCAAAAATGAGGATGTTATATTTATCCAACGAAGATTTGTTAGCAAGGCATTTTGAAACACATTCCCCGAATAGGTATAATTATTAACGCCATTTTCTCTCAACACAAGCGTTTTTTGATATATGTCGCTCCCGTCAATCCAAGTCCGTCCTGTTTTCTGTTCCGTGGTGGAATAATCAATCCCACCTTCTCCACCTCCACCACCTGCGTAGGTAATACCTCTTTTTTTGATAACTCCCATAATTTATACTCCTTTATACTTTGGTATACTGTATTGTCAGTACAACTTTATCACAGCTTTCGCCCGAAGCATTAAAATTAACAATGTACATCAAAGCATCTCTAAAATCATCATATCTTGCAAAGAAATAATAATAACCTGTTTCATACGATGATGCATAATAATGTATTCGGTATCCATTTGCATTTCTAATAGCAAAACCGCTTACATCAATACTCTCATCAATATTCAAGTCACTTACACTTATTGTCTGCTCTAATGTACCTATTGGCGGATTATTTACAATATAGGTCTTTTCCCATATATCCTTCCCGTCTATCCACTTGCGCCCTGTCTTATGCTCGGTGGTTGAGTAGTTATTACCCAACAATGGGTACACATCATAATTGCTCTCATAAGTAGGATGGACACCACTAATTGTTATTGTTTGTCCTGCATACAAATAGAATTCTGCGTGTGTTCCCATCGCATTACCACCATACAGAAGCCCTGCTTGTGCTCCATCAATTAGAATATCAACCCTGCCCGTATAAAGCGCCAAATAAATTCTAATAAAGCAATTCTCTGTAGCTGTATATGATGTGGAGCTTACGAACAGAACAGAGCTTGCTATCGGGTTAGCTGTGTCAATAAACGGGCTACTGCCATTTACACCACCTGCGCCAATGGCATTAGTAAGATAGTATGTCGTGCCGTTCATCTTCTCGGCATACGACAGCGCCTCATACTCTGCCTCTGTAAGCTCTCGCTCACCCGCGCCACTCTGTACCGTTTTCCAACTACCGTCACCGCACAGAAATTTATCACGCTCTGCTATCAAGGGCGCAGGTACAAGTCCGTGTGTACCGTCTGCCGAGGATGTCGCACCTTCAAAATCGTTGTAGGTGTGTCCACCGCCACCGCCTGTGCCTCCACCGCCTCCGCTTGAGCCTCCACTTGAGCCGCCCGAACCGATAGCCGTGTTTCCGCCTGCACCGCCAAGCACCGTGCCGCCATTGTAATGCCACTCAAGATTTGTAATGCAATAAACCGATGTAAGCGGGTTCGGCGCACTGCCTCCGTGCATCCGCACGGTATCGCCCAAATCATAGCAAGCGCCACTTGCAACCCTCACCTTAAACGGCACAAAAACCATATTTTCGACCACATCCAACAGCCGTGTGAGTGCAGAATTTGTAGCCACATCATCAGCCTGTAAAAATGGATTTGCACCAAAATCAAAAGTAGTCTCTTCGCTTGTGGGTGTGCCTATAACTTTTTCCTCTTCACCGCCGCCTGCGATATAGGTGTACTTGATAGCATCCCACAAAGTTGTATTCAGACCAAAGCTGTAGTCATTATATCTGTCACCCGAATAAATCGTATTTACCGTGGTCAACTGCTCATAGGTGACAAGCTTCACCCTGCCCTGCCTGTCCATTGTGGCAAAGCCGCCGATTATCTGCGCGAGCCATGATATCACATCACGGTATGTACACTTAAATCCGTCTGCAAGATAGCACCTAAACTGCGTTGTACCGTTTGGCAAAGCCTCAATCTGCGCCTGTGTCTGTGCCATAGTCACATTGCACATAGAACAGCAATACCTTAACCACTCAAACACCGTACCGTCTACCTCTGCAAGCTCCGCAGGCTTGTCAAATTTACTCATATAGTCGTAAGCTATAACCTCTATGCCGCTCCGAGATTTAGTCGATTGTACGACCTTATACGCGCCTAAAGGCACACTCTCATAGCTGTCAAGATCATCGACATACATCGACTCCGACAGCGTGATCGTATCGCCTACGGCAATATCTGCCGTATCGACAAAAGTCGCTCTTAACTCACCGATATACACACTGCCCATGATGATCTTGTTTCCGCTTGCGCACTGATTAGTGATCGACAGACTCCCGGCAAGAATATTGTCCGCGTAAAAGTTGCCCGTATTTGTAAGCCTGCCCTCAAGATCAAACTTAAAAACCGACTTATGTAATTGTGCAATATAATCGTTACTAACACTATACATTAAATTTCCTCCAAGGTATAGGATATATCCCACACGCCGTGTGTTATTTCTAAAGTTTCCGATCCCCTTTTTAGGCTTCGGGTATAATTTCGCATCCTCACCGTCCGGGGATTATATAAGCCCGTTCCGGCATCGTACCGATACAAGGTAAAGCTTTTCTTTTTTGAGTATTCATCATAAAAGGCAAGCTTATCACTTGTCACCCTTGCTGTAGCCGACACGGACAGTTTATCTGCCCGTGTCAATATTATCACATCTGTACCTGCTTCGGTCTGATTGACAGCCTCTACAGTCTTTACCGTTTCCTGCCAAGTAAGAGGAAAGTCAATAGGCGTGTTATCAAAAGTATATGGAAAATCCGCTAAATTACTCATGCTCTACCTCCGCTTCGATAATTCGCGCTCTGCTGTGCTGATACCACAACCTCATCAATTCGGCTTTGCCCGATATATACAGGTATAATTATATCACCGCCTGCCCCACTTGCATAGCCCATACCGCTCATCTGTGTGGCGAAATCCGTAGCAACCGCGTGTATCCACTTTTTATTTTGATCGAGAGGTACAACCGCCTCTGCACCTGCCTCACCAAAGATACCCAAAGTCGGCTCATAGAACACACCGCCGCTTGCGTGCTTCGGGATATTTGATGGCATACCCGCACTGCTACCCTTCTTGCGATATATAGGCGCACCCGCAAACACAGATATACCTGCGGCTGTGGCATCAACTGTGTCTGTAACATCCTTAAATGCCGATTTTACAGCGCTTGCCGCCGCCCCAAAGGTATCAGCGAACCAACCTGCAACGCCACTAAATACGCCCTTTATAGCCGACCAAATACCGCTGAAAAAGTCTGCTATGCCACTAAAAGCGCCTGTAATTAAGTCTACCGCGCCTCCGAATACATCACCGAACCAACCGTCAGCACCTCCGAAAATACCCGTGATCGCATCCCAAATGCCACTAAAAAAGTCCACAATCACCCCAAATACCGCCTCGACAGCATCAAGTGCATCTTCAAACACGCCTGCAAGACCGGGTATAAGCTCCAAAAAGCCTGTGATTATCGATGTGATTATCTCCGGGATCGCCTTAACGATGCCTGCAATTATCTGTGGTGTATTTTTTACAAGCGAAACAAAAAGCTGTATTCCGGCTTTTGCGATCTTCGGTACATTCCGCACGATCGCATCAACTAATTTCTGTATGATTGTGGGTATTTTTTCAACCAACTTCGGGATCGCTTTAACAAGTCCCTCTGCAAGCCCTGTTACAATATTGATCGCCGCATCAACTATCAAATCAAGATTATCCAAGAGTGCATCCACAAGCGATGTAACCAAATCGACAGCCATCTCCGGCAATGCAGGTGCTATGTCTGTGGCTATCACATTAAGTATATCTGTAGCCGCAGACACCAAACCACTCACCATAGACGGTAGGCTCTTGATTATACCCTGCGCAAGCTGTACTACTATCTTTGCACCCAAGGACACAAGCTGTGGCAGGATTTTGGTGATCGCTTCTGATATCTTCGGGAAAATTTTATCTCCGATATCGGATATGCGATCAAGGGTTTTAGTGACAGCATCCACAAGCTCACTCATACCCTTATCAATCTGATCCTCTGCGCCTTCTTCGCCTGCTATAAGCCGGGTGAAGCCGTCTATCATATCATTTGCCGCAGGCAGGAAATCCTCTGATATACTGCGCTTTACGCCAGATATCGCAGTACCCAAGTCCTGCATATTGTCTTGGAATTGTGCCGCCGCCTTCACAGCCTCATCAGACATCACACCACCGAGTTCATGCACCCGGTCTTTCATAGCCTGCGTGTCCTCCGCGCTTGTATTTAAGAGTGCGCCTAATTCCTTTGCAGAGCCACCTAAAAGCTTCTGTGCAAGGGCTGTACGCTCCGTGCCTGCCTCCATGTTCTGCAAGCCTTCGATCGTAGCCGCAAAAAGCTCCTCCTGCGACATAGATGCAAGCTGTTCTTGTGATATACCTAACGCTTCAAATTCCTCCGCGCCTTTTTCTGCCGCCTTAGATAAGGTTATCATACCCCTCTGCATA